GCTTGCCGATTTGGACGAGGAATGGGCGGGGCTGGTTGGCCCCGATTCTGACGATCCGGCCCCTTCAGAGAAATTCAGCGAAATTCAGGATAATTCTTGTTCTGCCTCTTCAGCACCGGGCGAACGGGTGAAAAAGCGAGGCAGGCCAGGGGGTTCCGGGTACAAAGCGACGGATATCCCACTGGTCGAGGAAATGCGGGAAGCCATCCTAGCCGACCAAACCCTTTCGATAACGGCCGCCGCGCACTTGGTGGCCGATCGGGCGGAGGGGGGCGGAACCCTAAAGAGCAGGGCGACGCGGCTCGCTGGGATATATTCAGATAAATATAGGGTGTAAGTCCGGCTCATTTTTTCTGAATTATTCTGAATATTTCTCCCATGACTTAGCCCGGCAGTCTAAAGCAACGTCTTGCCATGAATGAAGCCCAGTGATTGGGCGTAGTCATGGGAGACGAGAGTGCAAGACATCATCAAAGAACTTCGCGCGGCTTGGCCGCCGATCTTTGCCGGCACCGCCATCGACGACCTGAGCGGCGGGGCGGTGCGCTGGCGTACCATCCAGAATCAGCGGTCGCGTCGCGAAATCCCTGAAGATTGCTTTATCCGCTCCGGCACGAAGGTGCTGGTGGTTCGCGACCAGTTCCTGAGCTGGTGGGCGCAGACCCTGGCCCCGGCCACCCCGGTCTCGACCAGCCCGCGCCGCAAGCCGGCGCCCGGCTCCCAAGCCGCCGCCTAATCCCCTTTCTCATCATCGACATGAAGGAGGACGCCATGGGCGTATCCACCAAAAGAAAAGGGGGGCCCCTGGCCGGGCACCCCCAATCAAAAAGTCACATTACCAGCCCCGACCATACCAAGTCCGGTTCCGAAAAGTCCAGCACGGGTTACGCCGCCCTGGTGCTGGCGCGTCGGTTCGGTCTGAGCCCGGCCCGGGCCTCGCTGGTCGCCGATCTGGCCGGTTTCGCCCCGATCTTACCGGCGCTGATTGAGGGGGCACGCCATGCGTGATCCCCGCCGCCCGATCCCCTTTGACGCGATCAACGCCGCCGCCTTGGCGGTGCTGCCGGCCCTGCTGTGCCGCTGGTTCCCCGCCGGCCGGATCGAGGGCCGGGAATTCTGCGTCGGTTCGCTCGCTGGCGAGCCCGGCCGCAGCCTGAAAATCAACCTGAGGACCGGTGTATGGCGGGACTTCGCCGCCGATGTCGGGGGCTCCGATCCCGTGAGCCTCACCGCCGCCGTCTTCAATCTTTCGCAGGCCGACGCCGCCCGCAACCTCGCTGCCATGCTGGGGATCAGCAATCATGAATAAAGAAACGTTCGCCCCGCTGACCCCGGAAGAGATAAGCAACGCCGTCTCCAAGGTAGAGAAAATTGACGAAGATGAGTGGACCCCCATCGTCCCGGTTCCCGACAACGCGCCGAACACAAATCTCAAGCATCACCGCCTTGGCTTTCCGGATAATTTTTATACTTATCGCGATCCATTCGGCGCTGTTTTGTTTTATGTCTGCCGCTTTGACACCAAAGGTGGGAAGCAGATCCTCCCTTATTCTTTCTGCGAGTCCAGTAACGGTCGCCGGGAATGGCGGTGGAAAGGAATTCCCGCCCTGAGGCCGCTATTCGGGCTGGTTGACCTGCGCGTCCGCCAGGACGCTCTGGTTTTGGTGACGGAGGGCGAAAAAGCTGCCATTGGAGCCGCTGATCTGCTCCCTGAACTGGTGATTGTCACGTCGCCGGGCGGAGCAAAGGCGGCGGGGAAAGCCGATTGGGCGCCGCTGTCCGGTCGGGCGGTGGTGATCTGGCCTGATGCCGATGAGCCGGGGCGGGCCTATGCGGCAGATGTCGCCCGGCTCGCCCTCGATGCCGGTGCCGCCTCGGTGGCGGTGGTGACCGTGCCCGAGGATTTCCCCGCCGGCTGGGATCTGGCCGACCCGATTCCCGAGGGGTGGGACACTGACCGACTCCACGACCTGCTGGCGACGGCAGCGGAGGTGAAAATTGAGCCGACCGGCCCCAAGACCAAGCCCACCTCGAACCCCGCCGCCAGCCCGTTCCGCATGACTGCAACCGGGCTGTGGTTCGTGCCTGAAGGTGATGAAGACCGCACCCTTGTTGCCGGCCCGTTCGAGATCGTGGCCGAGACCCGGGACGAGCACAGCAACAGTTGGGGCGTCCTGCTGGAGTGGCGCGACCACGACGGACGCCTTCACCAGTGGGCGTTGCCGCGCTCGATGCTGGCGGGGGACGCCGCCGACGTGCGCGCCCGCCTTCTCGACGGCGGGTTGTACGTTGCCCCCAGCGCCAAGGGGCGGCAGATGCTGACGACCTATTTGGCGTCCGTGAGAACCGAGGCGCGCGCCCGGTGCGTCGATCAAACCGGCTGGCAGGGCAACGCCTATGTCACGCCCGGCCGGGTTTTCGGCGATACCGGGGGCGAACTGCTGGTGATGCAGACCGCCGGCCAGGTCGCCGACTTCGACCAGCGTGGCACCCTGGAAGGCTGGCAACAAGGTGTCGCCCGTCTGGCGATCGGCAACAGCCGGGTAGCCCTGGCTCTGTCCGCAGCTTTCGCCGGGGCGCTGCTGGCATTGGTGGGGGAAGAGAGCTTCGGGTTCCACTTCAGCGGCAAGTCTTCCAGCGGGAAGACGACGGCCCTTCATGCCGCGTCCAGTGCCTGGGGCATTCAGATCAACACTTGGCGCACCACCGACAACGCCGCCGAAGGGATGGCCCGTGCCGCCAATGATGGTCTGTTGCTGCTGGACGAGCTTTCCCAGGTGGACGGCAAGGCCGCAGATGCGATGACCTATATGCTGGGCAACGGCCAGGGCAAGGGCCGGATGCGCCGGGATGCCACCACCAAGCCGGTTGCGGTGTGGCGTTTGGTCTTCCTCTCGACCGGCGAACTCGGTCTGGCCGAGAAGATCGGCGAGGCCGGAAAGAAGGCGCGGGCCGGGCAATCGGTGCGGATGATCGAAATCCCCGCCGATGCCGGCGCCGGCCACAAGCTGTTCGAGGTGTTGCACGGCCACCCCGATGGGGACGCTCTGGCCAAGGCGATCAAGGCCGCTGCCGAAAAGCATCGTGGTCATGCGATCCGCCAGTATCTCGAACAACTGACCGCTGCCCCGTCTGCCATCGCCGCCGCGCTCAAGGAGGAGATGGCCGATTGGCTGTCCGCCAACCTGCCGGCCGGGGCCGATGGGCAGGTGAGCCGGGTTGCCGCCCGGTTCGCCCTGGTTGCCGCCGCCGGGAAATTGGCAACCGGGGTGAAGGTTCTCCTTTGGCCTGACGAAGAGGCGAGTAACGCCGCCGCGATCTGCTTCAAGGCTTGGCTCGACATGCGGGGCGGGGCCGGCGCGGCTGAAACAGAGGCCGGTCTGGCTCAGGTCCGGGCCTTTATCGAGCTTCACGGATCGAGCCGGTTTGTTCCTCTCGGGGAATCCGGTGCCGTGGATTTCGATCAGCGCACCGCCTTCCGCACAGGCTTCCGCCGCCGAGATACTGCGGACCGCTGGGAATATCTGGTTCTGCCCGAAGCATGGAAGGCTGAAGTCTGCAAGGGCCTCGATGCCCGTGCCGTCGCCCGTGATCTGATCGCCCGTAAGCTGATCATCCCCGGCGCCGATGGCAAGGCGTCCCGCGCCGAACGCCTGCCCGGTGTCGGACAGGCCCGGTTCTATCTGGTGTCGGGGGCGATCCTGGAAGGGGGGGCAGCATGAACCGTTTCGCCCGCTTCGCCCTGCGGACATGCCCTGAATCAGGTGTTGCAGGTGTTGCAGGTGTTGCAGGTGCCGGAAATCCCAGCATTTCCGCCATTTTCTCCGCCTCGCTGACTGCAACACCTTCCCCGGAAAAGGTGTTGCAAGGTGTTGCAGATACCGGGGCTGCAACACCTTCGGAAAACAGGTGTTGCACAGAAAGTGTTGCGGTTTTTCATAGCGAAAACAGTAAGTTAGGCGGGGGTGCAACACTTGCAACACCTGCAACACCTTTTTTCGATGATGTCCGTGACGCTTTCGAGGAACGGGCCGCTATCGTCCAACATGATGGCGGACTGACCCGCCCGGAAGCGGAGTCCGCCGCCCGGTTCGAGATCGATCCCGAGGGCGAGGTGATGCGCCAGTGGTTCACCGAAACCGTCCGGGCGATCGAGGCCGACCCGTTCGCGCTGATGGACGGATTCGCCGACACGGTGTTGGGGGTGATGCCATGACCAGCCCCCCCACCGAAGCCGACATCACGCGCTGGCTGGATGATCACCACACCCCGACCGCGCCGACCAAATGCGCTCATTGCGGGCAGGTCGAGACCCCGGCGGCGATGGTCGTTCCGTTCGGCGGGCGGACGGTCGGGCACGTCTGGCTGCACCCCGAATGCTGGTCCGCCTGGATGACCAGCCGCCGGGCCGAAACGGTTGCCGCCCTCACTCACGAAAGGATCGCTCCATGATCGAGTGCGCTTTCTCCGGCCGGTTGGGCCGTGATCCCGAACACCGCCGGGTCAAGGGCGGGGAACTGCCGATGCTGTCCTTCGCCCTGGCCGTTGAGACCAAGGCCGGCGATCAGTGGGTTCGGGTGGCCCTGTTCGGCGACCGGGCCGACGAACTGGCCGCAGGGCTGAAGAAGGGGGATCGGGCCTATGTCGAAGGCCGGCTGACCCTGGAAACCTGGAATGCTGCCGATGGTTCGACCAAATCCGGCCTGTCGGTGGTCGCCACCCTGGTGCAGCCCCTCCGGAAGATCGGGCGCCAGCGGCCGAGACCGGCCCGGGACAATGGGAACGGCAACCGCCGCCCGGCCGGAGGGCTCCCGGAGCAGCATGGGCAGGCCCCGCTTGATGATGGCGTTGACGATCTGTGGAGGAACGGCCAGTGAGCGCCGCCACCCTCAACACCGACCGGTTGGGCAAGCTGCTGGCGCTGCTGACCTCCGACCATGATGGCGAGGTGGTCGCCGCCGCCCGCGCTGCCTGCCGCCTGCTCGCCGCTGCCGATCTGCGGCCGGAGGATCTGGCCGACCCGGGCAAGCTGTTCCGCGCCACGTACCAACTCAAGCCGGCGCCGGCCCGGCCCGAACCGCCCCCGCCGCCGTCTGTGAGCGGGATGACAGCCCGTCAAGTCCGCGAGGTGATCGCCCACATTTTGACTGGCGAGGTGAGCGAGGCCGACAGGGCGTTTCTTACCGCTCTATCCGCCCGGCTGTTCTCCGCCCCACACCAGGGCATAACCACGGCTGAGGTTCGGAAGGTCAACAAGCTGTGGCGAATTATTGATGAGTAATGATAGTCAGTGATGGACAGTGATGGGCATATATACAATATAGTCTGAGTTATTGCTTTGCGTTGATGTCAAGCGTAATGTAAAGGCAATTGAAACTATTGGCGCGCGCGATGGTTACCGATCGAACTGAGATCGCCCTTGTCTTGACCCAAATGGTGATTGATCGCGAGAGGCCGGAAACAGTCGCCTATCTTCATCGCGTTTTCGACACCTGCCACGAGGCTATCGAGACGGCTGGGGAGGCTGCCCCGTCGGCTCTGGCCTTGCTGCTGCTGGCGGGCAAGGTTCTGCCCGTGCCGGCCCCTCTGGAAACGTTCGGAGAATTCGCTGGACGCGAGAATGCCAGGAACAGCTACAAGTGGACGGAGTGATGCTTCACCGCCTTCGTTCCCTCCTGGGCCTTGAACGCCGCTCCACTGGCGCGTGGGGCGAGCTTGGCGCGATGCTGGCGGTGGCGAATGAAACCGCCGCCGGCATCGCCGTCAATGCGGCCACGGCCCTCGAATATGCGCCGGTCCTGGCGGCGGTTCGTCTGATTGCCGAAAGCGTCGGGCAGTTGCCGGTTCATCTGTTCGAACGGTCTGGCGATGACCGGCGCCGGGCCGAGGATCATCCGCTTGAACGCCTGCTGACCTGCCAGCCTGCGCCGTGGGTGACGCCGTTCGCCTTCAAGACCGATCTGACTGCCGCTCTGCTGTTGCATGGCGAGGCGTTCGCCCTGGTCAGTCGCGCCAGCGATGGCCGGATTCTGGAACTGGTGCCGTTGCCGCATGGTGCGGTGACGGTCGAGACCGCGCCCGATCTGGTGCCGAGTTATTTCCTGACCCTGGCCAATGGAACCCGCCGGCCGCTTGAACGCGGTGAGGTGTTTCATCTGCGCGGGCTTGGGATTTTTCCCAACCGGGGGCTGTCCCTGGTCCAGGTCGGTCGGGACGCCATTGCCCTCGGGATCGCCCTGAACCGCCATGCGGCCCAGATCATGGCCCGGGGCGCCCGGCCTTCGGGGGTTGTTACTCTGGCGGGGCGGGTGAGCGATCCGGTTCTGACCCGCCTGCGGGAGAGCGTGCGGACGCGGCACGCCGGGCAATCGGCCGGTGACACGATGATTCTGGAGGAAGGCGCCAAGTTCGAGTCGCTGACCTTCTCTTCCGTTGATATTGAATTTCAGGCGATGCGCGAGTTCCAGGTTGCTGAAGTGTCCCGCATCTTCCGGGTTCCGCTGTCGCTGCTGTCGGAAATGAGCCGCGTGACCCATGCCAATGCGGAAAGTCTCGGTCGGCAGTTCCTCTCCCTGACCCTGCTTCCGTACTTGCGCTTGTGGTGCGAGACCCTGGCCCGGGATCTGCTGGCCGAAGAAGAACAGGATCGGTTCTATTTCGAATTCACCACCGGGGCATTGGAGATGGCCAATCTTGGCGAGCGGATTGACGCGCTTTGCAAGTCGGTCGCTGGTGGCCTGATGACCGCCGACGAAGCCCGGGGCCGCGAGAACCTGCCGCCCCAGGGCGGCGAGGCGGCCCGGTTGCGCTTCCCCCTCAACACCGGGACCGACACGGGGGGCGCCAATGTCTAACCGCCTCGAAACCCTCGAACTGCGCTTCGCCTTGCCGGGCGACGACGTGGCCACTTTCAGCGGCATTGCCTCGGCGCCGGGCCTCGACAGCTACGGCACTGAATTCGGCTCCGGCTGCTGGGCGGCGTCCCTGGCCGAACAGCGGGCGATCGGGCGCCCCTTTCCCCTGCTGCTGCACCACGATCCCGAGCGACCCTGTGGGGTGGTGACGGAGCTTCGGGAGACGGCCGAGGGGCTGCGGATCGCCGGCCACTTCGTCACCGAAACCGAGGATGGCCGCGAGGCCCGCGCCCTGGCGAAGGCCGGCGCGGTCGGACTGTCGGTTGGGTTCAAGCGCCTCGCCGACAAGGCGCGGCCCGGCGGTGGGCGCACCATCACACAAGCCTGTCTGGCCGAAATCTCGGCCGTCGCCGTCCCCTCCAATTCCCGGACGCGGTTCTTCGACGTTCGGGCCGATGCCGCCTTCGACGCGGCGCACTTTCACCATGGAGTCGATACGATGAGCACCGCGAACGCCGCGTCGGCCGAAACCGAATCAACCGCGACCACCGAGACCCGCGCCGTCGCCAGCGCCCTCGAAACTCGCCTAGCGGACCTGTCGAACGCGATCGCCGAACACCGTTCTCGCCTCGATCGGGTCGAGGCCCGCGCCGCCCGGGCCGGCATCGCCGGCACCGAACAGCGGGACGACGCGGCCGAACTGGAGCGCCGGGCCTGGAATGGCTTTTTGCGGCGGGGGCGCGAATCTCTCTCCGCCGATGAAGTCCGGTCGCTGCGCCTTGCCGACGATACGGCCGGCGGCTTTCTGGCGATTGATCAGTTCGTGGCCGAGCTGCTGCGGAATGTGGTTCAGTTCTCTCCGATCCGTCAGGTTGCGCGGGTGGCGAATACTTCATCTCAGGCGGTTCTGTTGCCCAAGCGAACCGGGCGTTTGACCGCGTCGTGGGTGGGGGAGACTGCGGGCCGGCCTTCGACCGAGCCGACCTATGGCCAGAACCGTTACCCGGTTCATGAACTGGCCTGCTATGTGGATGTCTCCAACGCGATGCTGGAGGATTCGAGCCTCGATATCGCCAGCGAACTCGCCTTCGATTTCGCCGAAGAGTTCGGACGGGCCGAAGCGGCTGCCTTTCTCAACGGCTCGGGTCCGCTCCAACCCGCCGGCCTGCTGACCGATACGGGCCTTCCCGTCACCCTGACCGGGGCCGCCGCCGCTTTCCCGACCACCAGCCCGGCCGATGTGCTGATTACGGCCTATCACGCCCTGGCCCCGGCTTACCGGGCAAACGCGGTCTGGATGATGAATTCCAACACCCTGGCGACGGTGCGGAAGTTTAAGGACAGCACCGGCAATTACCTGTTGGCCACCGCCGGCATCGCCAATGCCCCTGTCACCACCCTGTTGGGGCGCCCGGTGATCGAAGCGCCCGATTTGCCCGACATCGCGGCCGGTGTCTTGCCGATCCTGTTCGGTGATTTCGCTCAGGGGTTCCGCATCTTTGACCGGGTGGCACTGTCGGTGCTGCGTGATCCCTACTCCCAGGCAACCAACGGCCTGACCCGCTTTCATGCCCGGCGCCGGGTGGCCGCGGGCATCGCCAAGAGCGAGGCGTTCCAGGCGGTGAAGGTCGCCGCGAGTTGATCGAGGTCGGCCGACATTGCGTGGCGCTGTCGGCTATATCGAACCATGCGAAACGCTGGTTCGGATCGAGCGGGGGCGCTGCGGGATGCAGTTGCCCCCGTTGCATTGAATGAGGTGATGTCATGCCGTCCGCTCCCCCTCGCCTTTGCAAGTGTGGTGCCATTATCCCCCACGGCCAGAGGTGCCCGAGGTGCTTCAGGCCACGCCAGCGCACCGACGCGACTGACCGCGAGTATGGGAAGCAGGCATGGCGCAAGCTGGCGCTGTCCGTGATCGAGCGCGACCATGGCATCTGCCATCTGTGCGGCGGGCTCGGTGCGGACACAGCGCACCATCTGGTCGAGAAGCGCGACGGCGGTACAGATGACCCGAGGAACCTGCGGGCGGTGCATCGAGGGTGCCACAACCGGGCTCACAACCGGCAAGGGTAAGGGGGCTGGAATTTCCCAGGCAGGGGCCTGCGACCGGACGGGGGTCGCGCTCCCGACAGAACCGAATTGAGCAAATGGGGTGTGCGATGCGAGGCAGGAAACCGGAATTGAGGGCGATCGAGGGAGGCTTGAGCAAGGCCCCGCTTGCGCCGGCCTGGCTGCCGACCGAGGCGAAGACGGAATGGCGCCGCATCTGGCCCGGCCTGCTGGCCCGTCGCACCGTGACGCGCGAAGACCTGCCGGTGGTCGAATCCTATGTGCTGGCCCTGGGGATGATCCGCCGGGCACAGACCACGATCGCCGCCGAGGGCGAAATGGTCGAGACCAGCGCCGGGCCGAAGCGCCATCCCGCCTATCAGACGATGTTCCAGGCGTTGACCGAATCGCGCCGGCTGGCGGCGGAACTCGGCCTGACCCCGGCCAGCCGCAACAAAGCGGTATCACGTGATACCAGCGACGATGACGATTTGGCGGGGCTGGACCTGTGACCGCCTCGACCGCGCCCACCTGGATCTTCGACGGCTCCGACATCCCCGACCCGCTGGGCCATGGGCAACGCGCCGTCGATTTCCTGCGGGTGCTGAAGCACCCCAAGTCCCGCCTGCCGCGCCGGGCCTTCGACCTGACGCCGTGGCAAGAGCGGATCGTTCGCCGCGTCTATGGCCCCTGTCACCCGGACGGGCGGCGGATCGTCCGAACCGTGGTGATGCTGCTGCCGCGCGGCAACCGCAAGACCAGCCTCGGCGCCGGCCTCGGGCTGCTGCACACCATCGGCCCGGAGCGGATGCCCGGCGGTCTGGCGCTGTTCGCCGCCTCGGATCGGGAACAGGCGCGGATCGGGTTCGAGGAAGCCGCGGGGATTTGCCGCGAAGACCCGCGCATCGGCGACAAGCTGCGCTTCGTCGATTACCGCCACCGGATCGAGCATCCGAAATCCGGCGCCAGCCTGCGGGCGATTTCCTGCGACGCCGCCCGCCAGCACGGCACGACACCCACCTTCGCCCTGGTGGACGAACTGCACGCCTGGTTGAAGCGCGACCTGTGGGACGTGATCCGAACCGGCCTGGTCAAGGTGCCCGGCTCGCTGCTGGTGGTCATCACCACGGCGGGGCGCGGGCAACAGAACGTCGCCCACGACATCGTCGATTATGCCCGCCGGGTGGCGCGCGGCGAGATCGACGATTCCGGCACGTTGCCCATTCTGTTCGAGGCCGGCGCGGATGAGGATTGGCGCGACGAAGCGGTGTGGCACCGGGTCAACCCCGGCCTTGCCCAAGGCTTCCCCGACATCGAGGGCTTGCGCCAGCTTGCCCGCGAGGCCGAGAGCCGCCCGGCCGATCGGGAGGCGTTCCGCCAGCTTCACCTGAACGTCTGGCTCGACCATTCCACCGACCCCTTCGTTGAAATGGGCATCTATGACGAGGGCGCCGCGCCGCTCGACCTCGACACCCTGGCCGATGCGCCGTGCTGGCTCGGTGTTGACCTGTCGAGCAATTCCGACCTGACGGTGGTGGTGGCCTGCTGGCGGGTGGGCGACGGCTACGCGGTGTTGCCGCACTTCTTCTGCCCGGCCGACAACCTGCGGGGCCGTCAGGACCGCGACGGGGTGCCCTATGTCCGGTGGAAGGAAGACGGCTTCATCGAGCCGACCCCCGGCAACGTGGTGGATTTCCGCGCCGTGGAAGACTGCATCCGCGACCTGTGCGACCGCTTCGACGTGCGGGGGATCGGCCTCGACCCGCACCTAGCGCGCAACACCATCAACAATCTGACCGAGGACGGCTTGCCGGCGGTCGAGGTGCGGCAAGGGTGGGTGACGATGGCCTCGGCGATCAAAGAGCTTGAACGCGCCATCATCGGCCGCCAGTTCCAGCACGGCGGGCACCCGGTGTTGCGCTGGTGCTTCGACAACATCCAGGTCGAGACCGACCGCGCCGGAAACCGCCTGTTCAGCAAGGGCAAGGCCCGCGACCGCATCGACGGCGCCGTGGCCTGCGCTATCGCCATTTCCCTGGCCGCCAACAGCGACGGCGGGCCGAGCGTCTACGAGACGGATCGGCCCGAGGGGTTCTTGTTCGTGTGACCTCTGCCGGCGATCCAATCGGCAACCGGAACCATCGCGGCGGCAATAGCGGCCAGCAGCATTACTTGCCTGCAGCATGGTTAATCTATATTAATCAACCTTGAAATCTTCCGAATCGCAAAAACCACCCATTATATTGTAGAGATTCACATAGTGCCTTGTAAGTAAAATTGGGACGTACTTCTCAGGAATCCTAAATAAAACCGCTATGCCGTATTCATTGATTTTTTTGTCATCGTATTTTTCCTTGACCAACTCAAGCAGCGGCAAAGGAACGAGAACTGGTAAGGCAAAAAATTCTGCGAGAACATCGTCGAATGCTCCAATGTCAGTTTTTTCGCAGAAATTATTTGTTATTCCAAGAAGAAGATTTTTTAGCTTCTCTCCATCATTAACGGAGTGGGTGCCATTGGGGGCTAGTAAGTGGATAAGCTCCTTGGCGCAAACAAACCTTTTCCAGCATGGGTTTAGGCTCTCTGCGTAGAAAATCTCCGCAAGTGTATTTTCCTCTCCATATGGCGGTTTGTATCTATGCCAGTGTATAAAGCCCTTCACTTTATTTTCATCAATAGGGGCGGGGGTGAACGAAATTGAGTCCACCAAACCCTTGGATAAAATAAATTCCTTAATAGTCTCAACAAGAATTGGCGCATTTTCTGTTCTATTTGTAAGTTTAATTAGTTCGGCCAGCATATTTGTTTAGACCTCACCAAAAGGAAGCGCCCCTTGTGGGGCGCTTCTGGGGGATAGCCTTGATAGGCTTTACTACAGGGCTTGGACAAATTCGCTCACGGAGCGAGGGCAAATGTCGCCATCAATTGCCTCTACGGATTTGAGCATCCCATTCATCTTTTGCGCGAAGGTTTTGTTGACCTCTCCGCAAATTTCCTCAATGAGGGCATCTCTGTTGGACCCCAGAAAGAACTTAAAGTCCAGAGTCTGGGTGTCCTGCTTCGCAAACAGGTTGCGGACCAGGGTTTCAAACTCAGACATGACTTGTGCCTCTCCCAAAAGCTGAGGGGTTGGAAAATCCACCCCTCCTTCCATGCAAAAAGTCCCGTACAGTCACACATCCTTCGAGCCGGAACTAGATGAAAAATTTTCCTAGCATGAGGGGGGGGGATGTGGTACGGCGCAAGAATGAAACTGTCATGCGGTCACTGCACGATATGTAGGGCCGTTCGTTCATTCTGCCATCAACAAAAGGTATCGCTCGGGCGAGCGGCGAGCAAATTTCCGTATAAAAAAATGTCAACCGGCCTTTAATGCCGCCTGTCGCGACGATGAAGCCATCCAAAATTGCCCCCCCCTTCAATGTCGCCGCCGAACCTCGATCCGCCCGCCGACCTTCTCGACCAGCGCATGAAGCGCCTCTAGGGACGCCTCGGGCACCTGACCGACGAACGCCCCGCCGCGTCCGGTATGAGGGCCGCGAACCGTGGTCAGACCGGCCCCGGCCAGCTTCCCCGTTTCCGATCATAACCGCTCGCTGCGTTCGTGAGCTTCACCGCCACCAGCACGTTGCCCGGCTCGGGAGCTTCCATGTCGGCCAGCACGCGGGCAAGGTCGGCGGTGTCGAACGGTTTACCGGCCAGTCGGGCTTTCGTCGCCACGCTGTCGAGAACGAACGACAGCGGTTCGCCGGATCGGGTGCGGCGGGCAATTTCCTTCATCGCCACGTGCGCCTCTAGAGGCGCCATGAGGTTGACCTGAGACACGCCGCGATCGGCGAGGCTGGCCTTGTATCGGGCCTCGCGTGCCGCTTTCGATGCGCCTCTAGAGGCGTCCTGATCTGCCGTCGCCATCTATTCCGCCCCTTTGCCCGGCTGCGCCAGATAGCCGTTCTCCGTGAGCCATCCTTTCAGGATGCGCTCGACCAGCGACGACACCGACCGATCATCGGCCTTCGCGGCCCGTTCGAGGGCATCCTTGATTTCCGCCGGCACGCGAAACGAAAGAGCTGTGTCCTTCGCCATTCTCACACATCCTCATACATTACGATTGACTGACCGTGATATAATCACATACATTGTGTGAGAAAGAAAGCGGCCGAACGAGGTGTTGGAGCACCTTGCCCGGCCTGACCACACCCGAAAACGGAGATTTCAAGAGTGGCTACCCCAGAAGATACCACCCCCACACAACCCGCCAAGTCTTGGCTGTTCATGAGCCCCGCCGCTGCCCGGCTGATGTCCGTCCCTCGTCAGGGCGGCATGGATATCAGCGACAACGCCCTGTTCGGTCCGGCTCCGACCAGCCGGAGGGCAAAAGGATGAACACCAGCACCGTCATTCGCCCACAGTTTGGCAAACCTGTTCCCAGCACGGAAGATCTGGACCGCCTCGATTACGAGTTCGCCGCGCTGTGGCGCCAACTCGACCCCCGCTCCCTGGCGGCTGCTATCCGAGCAATGCGGCGGATCGTCACCTATGGGCCAACGGTTTTTGACCATCTGACCTGACCCCGCGCCACCGTGGCGCGCCGCCGGGCGACCGGCTGCTGTTGGACATCGTGAATCGGACACCACGGGGGCGGCTCGGAAGGGTCGCCCCTGATGGAGTTTCACTGCGCTTCACACGAAAACGGGGGACAGATGGGGGACAGAACCGGCCAAAGCCGGATCAACGCTCTCTGACACCGCCCCCGCCGAACGAAGAAAGGCATTTATTTTCAGGCTGGTGGGGGCGGCGGGACTTGAACCCGCAAAGCCGAAGCCGGACGATTTTAAGTCGTCTGTGTTTACCATTTCACCA